AGAAGTACGATATCGTGTACATGAGCAAGGTGTTTTCCTTCACGCCGGACTATGAGTACCCCATCTATGCTGACAGAATCGAGAGAGGTGGGAGCGGCTACTGCATCAGCCTTGTGGACGGCAAGGAACAGTATGACAGTTCGAAGGACAAGGGGCTGCCGTATGAGGTGGAGCATATCTACCCGGACTACTCGCTGTATCCAGAGGAGACGAAGGACACTGCGTACGGCTTTCTGACAAGGGGATGCCCAAGGGGTTGTGGCTTCTGCCATGTGGCGGCGAAAGAGGGGCGGTGTAGCAGGAAAGTTGCCGACCTTTCCGAGTTTTGGGACGGCCAGAAGAAAATCGTGCTGTGCGATCCGAACATCCTCGCTTGCCGTGAGCATCTGGACTTGCTTCAGCAACTTGTTGACAGTAAGGCGCTTGTGGACTTTAACCAAGGCTTGGACATTAGGTTGGTGAACGAGAAGAACATCGAACTAATAAAGCAAATCCGAGTCAGCGGAATTCACTTCGCTTTTGACAGATGGCAAGACAAGGACATCATCGAACCCAAACTTCGGATGTTCTCAGAACTCACCGGCCTAGATCACCACAAGGTGTCGGTTTACATACTTACAAACTTTGATACTACTCTTGAGCAAGACCTCTACCGTATTCAACTCTGCCGTGAAATAGACTTCCAACCGTACCCGATGATCTATGACAAGGAACACGCCGACAAAGTGTACAAGCGGATGCAACGATGGTGCAATCCATTTATCTTCTGGAAGTGTGAAAAATTTGAAGACTACGGAGGTTGAAAATGACACTGACTTATGACCGAGCCATAGAGGTGTTTACGCACGGATCGTCCGATGTGGACGAGGTGCTTGAGGCCAACAAGATGGCTTTTGAGGCGATGAAGAGGCTTCTGCCGATGAAGCCGAGAAAGCGCACAATGTACTACCCGATGTGTCCGCAGTGCGGTCATACCATCGACCAGGCCGATGGCAAGCCGAACCACTGCCGGTGGTGCGGGCAGGCGCTCCTGTGGGAGGTCGGCTGATGGATGCGGTGAGATATGCGATGGACAAGGTGGACGAAGCCGAGAGAGCGGTTTTCAGCCTCAAGCTCTTCGCCCTTGATGAGCGGGAGAAGACCTACTACAAAAAGCGTGTGGCGCTCGAAAAAGCGATTCCGGCGATTTCCGAAATTCACGAAGCGTTCCGGCAGTTGGTTGAAAAAATGATGGATGTGAGCGATACCCTTGAGCCGTTTTATGAGGAGGGAGGTGATCGCTAGGGGAGGCAGATATGCAGTATCTGGATGATGCAGAGTTACGCAAAGGCTTGGCGGTGATGCACGATGACGACCTGTACGAAATCAGAGTCATCGCCAGCGACAAGCGAACTTATAGCGGGTACTTCCGAGACGCCGACACCGCCATCCGAGAGTTGCACAGGTTGGACCTGCGCGGATGCAATGTGTACGCCACCCTTAACCGCCTCAACCCTGCCTGCTATGACCGAGAGCAGCGAGATCATTTCGTCGCTAGGCCGAAGACGACCACGTCGGATGGAGACGTCACCGCTTTTCGAGTGCTGATGGTGGATATTGACCCGCGCCGGCCTGCTGGAACGTCTTCTTCCGACGAGGAACTCCAAGCGGCAAAGGACGTTGGAAACAGGATCTACACCTTCATGCGCCAGCTAGGCTTCTGCAAACCGATTCTTGCGTATTCCGGCAACGGTGTTCATCTGCTGTACCGCATCGACCTTGAAAACAATGACGGCAACAAAGCCATCATCAAGCGGTGCCTGCAGGCGTTGGACATGCTTTTCTCAAACAAGGCAGTAGCTGTGGATGTTTCGAACTTCAATCCAGCCCGCGTCTGCAAGTTGCCAGGTTCGGTGGCGCAGAAGGGAAGCAACACAAAAGAGCGGCCGCATCGCATGGCTACGGTGATCAGCAATACGGACATGCCGGTGACCGAAGTGGCGTACCTGACAAAGCTGGCCGCGATGATGCCGCAGGAGCCTGAAAAGCCGCAGTACTACAACCATTACAACCCTGGGTCATTTGACCTTGAGGCATGGATGCAGGAACATGGCCTGCACTACACAGCAACGCCATACAGCGATGGCACAAAGTACGTTTTGGACCAATGCCCATTTGACGCCAATCACCGCGGCAAGGATGCTGCCATCTTCCGCAGTAGGAGTGGAGCTATCGGGTTCCATTGTTTTCATGCATCGTGTCAAGGACGTACCTGGCGCGACGTCCGGCTCCTGATTGATCCATCAGCGTACGAGCGGCAGAACGTAGAGCAGGAAAAGCGGATGTATCACTCGTACAACCGCGACCGCCCGAAAATCGAGCCTAAGCACATCGTGCAAGGCGACCAGCCGGTGTTTTTTGACGCGATGACGGTGCTGAACATGCCGAAGCTGGACGAGACGTTCGTGCGCACTGGCACGAAGACCATCGACCGAAAACTCCGCGGCTTGCGTAAAGGTGCTGTATCCGTTTTGAGCGGGATGAGAGGAGCGGCCAAATCGACATGGCTGTCCGAGGTGGTTCTTAACGCTGTGCAGGATGGCAACCGCGTGGGCGTCTTTTCCGGCGAGTTGTCAGCGCAGAACTTTGTGCGGTGGTTGTTCATGCAGGCTGCAGGCCGCGGCAGGATGGAGGAAGGGAAGTACCCTGGTTACTACACTGTCCCAGAAGTGTATCAGCGGAAGATTGCTGAGTGGCTCGGCGACAGGTTCTACCTTTACAACAATAATTACGGCAACGACTTTGTGGCCGTTCTTGAGCAGTTCGAGAAAGCGATAAACGAGAAGTCGCTGGACCTTTTAATCTACGATAATTTGATGGCATTCGATATTTCTGGCCTTGCCGACAGCAAGTGGGACGCGCAGACAAAATTCGTCTGGTCCTTGCACGACATGGCAATCAAATACAACGTACACATTTTGTTCGTCGCGCACCCGCGCAAAGCCATGGGCTTCCTCCGTTTGGATGACTTGAGCGGCACAGCAGACCTTGGCAATGCGGTGGACAACGCTTTCATAATTCACAGGAACAACGAGGACTTCAAGCGCCTCACAAAGCAGATGTTTGGATGGAAGGAAGACAACGAGGTCTATTCCGGCACAAACGTCATCGAGATCGCGAAGGACCGCGACGGAGGAACGCAGGACGTTTTCGTGCCGCTTTGGTACGAGACGGAGACAAAGCGCCTCAAGAATTTTCCGAGTGAGAGCATCATTTACGGATGGGATACCGACGACGGCAGCGCGAAAAAGCCGGTGGAGTATCTTGATCCGATTGCAGACGGGGCCAGCGAGGGCGGCTTCATGCATGTTTCCGATGCCGATGACCTTGGTATCCCGTTTGGCATCGACGACTGACAGGGGAGGAGAGTATGTACAAAGAAATCGAAGTAATCGCCACGCTTGGATTCAACACGGACGGTGACGGCAAGCCGCCGACCGTGCTGAAACAGAAGATGTTGGTCAAATGTCGGCGGTGCCGCTGGTACAAGGAGAAGGGATGCTACTGCAACCTGTTTAGGACGGACAAAGACCCGGAAGGCTACTGCGATGAGGGACTTCCGAACCGCATGAAGGAGGGCAACGCCTGATGGAATACATCGTAGAGCGCGACATGATAAGCATCACCGCCGCGCAGAAAGACCCGAAATTCCGGGGAATCATCGTCAGGTGCCGGAACTGCATCTACTACCACCGCGATGATAAGTATCCGACACAGGGCATCTGCAGCCGAAGAGCAAACGAACCGACCAAAAGAAACGACTTCTGCTCGCGCGGAAAGCTGGACACGGGCAGAACGCCCGAAACGATGAGATAAGGAGGATACATGGAAGCATTTAAATGTGACCGCTGTGGGGCGTATGGGACGCAACAAGGCTTTGTGCTGTATTTGCCGGATGGCAGAACTGACTTGTGCCGCGACTGCGCAAAGAAATTCCGGGAAGAGTTTATGAAGCCGCCCGTTCCGGCATGGGACAAGGTGTGTGGGACTTGCAAGCACCATAACTGCCTGCCGACTCACCATCCGTGTTATTCATGCTCTTTGAGGTTTCCGACTTTCGATAATTGGGAGGCGATGGATGATGGAGAGGATTGAAGCGTACATCAAGTACCACGATCCGGCTCTGCTGCCGGTAGAAGCCGCCCATGACGGGGAATGGTTCGACCTGCGCTGTGCCGAAGATGTCACCATGAACAAGGGTGAGTACCGTCTGCTGTCGCTGGGCGTGACAATCAAAATCCCGGACGGTTGGGAGATTATCATCGCGCCGAGGAGCAGTACCTTCAAGCAGTTTGGCATCATTCTTGCGAACAGCATCGGAGTCATTGACACAGCCTACGGCAGAGACGAAGCCGACATTCTCAGATTTCCGGCCATCGCCATGCGTGACGCCAGGATCAGCAAGAATGACCGCATCTGCCAGTTTCGCTTTCAGCGTGTCCAGCCGAAGGTGCAACTGCTAGAAGTGAATCACATCAACGGCATCGCCAGGGGCGGTGTTGGTTCGACTGGGAGGGCGTGATGGCGGCAAAGAAATTTGACAACAATTCGATGGAGTATCGCTTTTTCCGAGACCTCTGGAAGACGCTGGAGGCCTTCGGCGAGGTGGAAGACGGCGAAGGCTACTGGAACCGCGCCATCTACGTCTGCGGCAAGCTGAGCGAGAAGTATAAGGACCACCCGATGGCGCTGAGCTTCTCCAACTGCCTGCTGCAGGAGTTGGAACGCAGGTGGCGCGAAAAGAGAGACGCCGGCATGCTCGACAACGGAAAGGAGAACGCATGAGCGCAAAGTACGACAAGCTGGTCGGTTTCGGAGCAAGCAACGCGCCAGACCCGGCCCGTGACAAATACCGTCACTACGTTTC